CGGCGGCACTGCGGCTACCGCTGTCGTCACCTTTACCGGCACCGCGACCGCTGCCGGCACTGTTACGCTGTCGGTCGTCGATGAGTTCCTGTTCACGGTTACCGTGCAGGTCGCTGTAGGCGCAACCGCCACCGTGATCGCCGCCGCTGTCGATACCGCTTTGGACAACCTGGTGGATGCACCGTTCACGTCTGCCGCCCTGGCTGGCGCCGTGACCGTGACAGCCAAGGAAAAAGGCACGTCGGGCAACTACTACGGTATCAAGATCGACCTGCAAGTTGAAGGCGTGACCCAGGCGCTGACTGGCTGGGCTGGCGGCGCTACCGATCCGACGCTGACCACCATCTTCGACGGTATCACCGGCATCCGTTACACCGGCATCGGCTGGCCTGAATACTGGGTCGCGAATCTGAGCATCGTGAAAACCTTGCTGGAAGCTCGCTTCAATGCCGCCAACGAGATCGCTGACGGCACCGCTTTCATTGGTCGCAGCCTGACCTACGCGAATGCCTTGACTGCCGTCTCCACCGAGAACAGCCAGGTCATCGTGATGGGCGGCAACAACAAGCTGACCACGCTGACCCACATCGGCCCGGCAGTTCTTCAGCCTGCCGATTGGACTATGGCCTACTTCATGGGCGTTCGCGCTCGCCGGCTGACTCCTTCGGCGCCGATTGCTGACTTCATCGTGACCACATCCGGCCAACTGGACGCATTCGGCGGACCCGCCCTGGCATCGCTTCCGTACTTCAACACTCCGCTTGCTCGCACGTCGCTGGCTTCGACTTCCGTCCTGTACAGCGCCGCCGAGCAAGTTGACCTGGAAGAGAAGGGCTTCACCACCTTCGGCGTGAACATCGCGTCCAGCGCCATGATCATGGGTCCAGTGACCACAAACTGGGTGACCGACGCCAGCGGCAACGAGAATGTATCGTTCCACTACCTGAACTACGTGGATACCGGCTCGGCTTGCCGTGAGATCTTCTGGAAGACACTGCGCAGCACCTTTTCGCAGTCTCGTCTGACTGAGGGCGACTTGATCCCTGGCCGCTCGATGGCGAACGCTGAAAGCATCAAGGCCGAGCTGCTGCGGATCTACCGCGTCTTGTCGGGTCAGGCTCTGACTCAGGCTGGTGATGACGCCGAGCGGTATTTCAGCGACAACACCGTCGTTACCGTCAGCCTGGCGACCGGTACTGCAACAATCACCGGCCCACTGCCAATCGTCACCCAACTGCGCCAGCTCGACTACGCGCTTCAGTTCTCGTTCAGCGTCGGCTCGACCGGCACGCAAGTGACCTTTTAAGGAGGCGTCATGTCCATTACTCTTTCGGTCCCGTCGGTCATCGTCAACAACGAGACTATCGCGATTGTCCCGAACAGCTTCACTTACGACGGTGGCGAGGGCGAAATCAATGTGCGCGCCGCGTCTGGTGGCGGTAACAACATCGAGTCCGTCCACTCGGTCAACGCTGAAGGGAAGATCGGTGGCTGCAAGTTCGACCTGTACCTGACCCCGGATTTGGATTCCAAGATCCGTACCTGGAAGAATCAGGTCGGTCAGAACAACATCCAGTTTGTCCAACGCATCAGCGGCGGCGGCAACGTCACTCGGTCGCTGAGTCGGCAGTCTCTGATCAACGCTGTTGAGCGCAATGCGTCGTCTGATGGTGTTGTCTCGCTGGAATTCAAAGGCGATCCGATGGCTGGCGTGTAAGCGCTAGCAGATAATATGGCCGTATAATTGCGGCCAGAACAATGACAGGGGCAACATATGATCCACGAAGGTACAACCGATTTCTTTTCCGAGCATGAAGTCTCGTACAGCGCCAAAGGGGTTTCAAAGGAGACCAACAGTTTCGTGCTGCGCGAACCGAGCATGGAGCACGCCAAGTTCTACATGCCGATCAAACAGCTCGTTATGAAGGCTTTCATGGCTCTCGGCGAGAAGCATCGCAACCAGAGCGATGACCTTTCCGGCGAGGAAGTGAAAGCTATCGAGGAAGACCACGAAGAGAAAAGCGAAGAGGCCGCCGAAACCCTGGGGGCCGTATTCTTGATCTCTGACGTCGTGGACGTCTCGAACTTCATGGAAACCTTCCGGGCGATGGCCTGCATGGGCGGCAACAAGCCCATCGTCATGCTGGACGGCGAACAGCGCATGACCGACGCCATCTGGAGCGGCATGCACCCCGACGACGGCTGGAAAATGGCGATTCGGTGGACATCTTTTTTCGCTATGCCCTCGGTAGGCGGCCAGAAGACATTGTCGAACAAGCCGTCTACATTTCAAGGGCAAGCGAAGGTGGTATAAGCTACGACGCGGCAAAGCAAATGCCGATATGGGAGCTTGAGCAAGTCAGCAGGCACCTGAAAGCAATCAATAGCAAGCCAAGGGGCCGCTGATGGCGTTCAACATTGCATACACCTATCAGCTCATCGATAAGTACACGGCCCCGATTCAAAAGATCATCGCCGCCACTCGCGCGCATACTCGTTATCTGAAGGAAAATCAGGACGCCATTAAGGCCAGCAATGCAACGCTGACCAAGATGGCGAACCGGTCTGAGCGTCTGCACGGATCCCTGAAAGCCCTGGAAGGCAATAACGCCCTAAAACACCTATCGACCCAAGCCAAGCAGCTCAACGAGCAAATCGACAAGATGGGTCGCGCCAAGCTGCCCGGATTGACTGGTGGAGGCGCGACTGGCGGTTCTGGCGGCGTAAGCGCAGGCAAAGGGCGTCTATCGCGCTTTGGCGCCGCCGCATCCGGGCTGACCGGTATAGGCGCAGGCATCGGCATATCAACAGTCATGAAGCAAACGGCAGCCGTTGAGAACGCGATGATCGACATGGGTCGCGCTACCGATCTGCCCGCTGCAAAGCTTAAGGAATTTGAAGAACGCTTCATGTCGCTGTCCGAGCAGATCGGCATCAGCACTGACAAACTAGCTATCATGGCGTTTGAAGGGTCGAAGACTGGTATCGATACCAAGGATCTGGACCGCTATGTCAAGCTGACTGCGAATGCTGCTGTATCGTTCGAGATTCTTGAGCAGGAAGCTGGCCGCGCCCTGGGCTCCATTAAGGCGAAGATGAGCCTGAATATTGGTCGGCTTGAGGAGCTAATGGATCGTGTGAACTTTGTCGCTGACGCTACGTCTGCCGACGGCGAACGCATGATCAACATCATCGAGCGGTTGTCTGGCACATTCAACACGCTGCACCTTAAGCCAGAAGTGGCGGCGGGGTTCGCTGCAATCGCCGACCAACTGGAGACATCTCCGGAGCTGGCGGCGTCCGGCATGAACATGGTCATCAGCAAGATGATGCAGTCTTCGACTCTCGCCAAGAAGATGTTCGAGGCTCCGGCTGAGACGATGAAATCTGTCTTCCAGAAGCTGGCTAAGCTGCCAGAGGCCAAACGGATTGCCGTCGCGACAAAAATGTTCGGCGCCGAGGCGGCCAGGTTCGCGATTAAGATGGCTGGCAACATGGATCTGTTCGACGCCACCATGAAGAAGGCTGCCGACTCCAAGGCAATGGGCAGCATGGAGCGCGAAATGGCTTCCAAGCTCAAATCCCTGTCAATGCTCTGGAAGAACATGTCGAACGCCGTCACCAACGTTATGGTGGCGATTGGCGAAGGCCTAGCTCCTGACATCAAGCGGTTCGGCGAATATCTGCGCGAGGTTACGCCGAAGATTCGTGAGTTTGTGCGCGAGCATCCCGAGATCGTTAAGTTGGCGGCGGGCATCGTCGCTGTCGTGGCGGCTATTACCCTGGCGGTTCCGATTGTCTGGGCTCTGTGGTCAGCCTTCTCATTTGTCGCGGCAGCACTGGTACTGATTGCTTCGCCGCTAGGGCTGGCGGTGGCCGGGATAGCTGCATTGGGGGGCGCTATTGCTTGGCGATGGGATGATTGGGTTGCATCAGGCCATCCAGTTCCAGAGCTGATAGGATCTATTGCTGATCGGGTCGGTCGCCTTATCAGTAAATTCACGGAAATAGCCAACGATAGCCCGCTGCTGAGCAAGGTGCTGGCTCTGGTTGGTAAGGCCTTCGATGCTATCGGTTATTCATTGGCTATCCCGCTAAAACTGCTGGACGCCTATCTGGCCGTCCTTGAGAAGATCGTCGGCACCCAAGACAAGGTTCAGACGCTTGGCGTCATGGCAGGAGCTGGACAAAACATCGGTAGTTTGACGCCGCCAAACATCAACTCGGCGCTGAGCCTAGACAAAATCATTGGCGGGCAAAACAATCAGACGACCGTTGGCGGTACAATCAAGGTCCAGGCTGAGCCAGGCACCAAGGCGACGATTCAGCAGCCGAGCTTGCCGACCGGTAACAACGTGAGACTTGCCCAATGACCGACGTCTATACGCAACGACTTGCCCAGGCATCCTGGCGTGGCGTCGTGTTCTCGGTTCGGTCTGAGGATCTGCCGAGCGGCGGCCGTAAGACGGCGCTCCATGAGTTCCCGAACAGCGACGAGCGATTCGTTGAGGACTTGGGCGAGATTCCGCAGCGTTTCACCGTTACGGCTTTCGTTCACGGCCTTGACTGGCTGGAGCGCGGGCAGGCACTTGAGAATGCTTTGCGCACCGCAGGCCCTGGGCGCTTGGTGCTGCCGACATTCGGCGCCTGGACGGTATGGGCGCTGCCGTACAGCAAGACCGCATCGCAGACTTCCGTAGGCGAAATCGAGTTCCAGCTTGAGTTCGCAACAAGCCGTGCCGTGGCCGGAATCATTGAATCGCAACCAGCTCCAGAGATGGTCTTTGCTGCCGGTGACAATGCTCGCGGCGCAATTGGTGGCGCGTTCGGTGGTATCTTTAATGCGCCAGGCGACTCGCTTGGATTTGGCGCCATGCTTTCCGATATTACGTCGGCCTGCAATGACACATTTTCGGCAGTCTCTTCGCTCATGAATGCCGAAAGCCTGGGAGAAATGACGAGCGTTATAAGAAGTCTGCTCGGGAATGCTGGCGGCTTGCTCGGCGACCCTATACAGCTAGGTCTTGAGTTCTTCGGGATCGATGAGGATGCGCCAGGTCTGTGGCAGATCATCAGCGAAGGGCTTGACGCTATCGATGCGGTAAGCGCTCTCCTGAACTTCGCCAATGCGTTTGGTAACAATTTGGCGCTGATCCAGTCAGACTTTGACAGCGACTCAAAGGTATCTCCGGTGTCAGGTATCTCATTATGGGCCGCCACTACAAGTGACCGTATCGACCGCAACGATGGCAGGACGGCAATCGTTGAGTCGAACCGCTTGGCAGCCTTGGTGGCCGCTTATGAGCAGGCGTCGAACGGCGACTACCAGACCATCAGCCAGATTCAGACCGTCCGCACCGACCTTGAAGACGTGTTCGCCGAAATGATGCGCGTAGATGCCCAGGACGTCGGCTCGGTTCCAGCCAATCGCGAGGTACGCGAAGCCATGGACGAACTAAGGATTCGCGCCCTCGCCGTCCTGGACCAGAAAGCCCAGTCAGCATGGCTTACCGCGCAGATAATTCGTACGGGACCGCTTGCCGCACCATCGCTGACTTACTTGCTGTATGCTGAGTCGATCACTGACGACTTGGATAGCCGGACCTTGCAAATCAGACAGTTGAATCAACAGGTGTCGTCGGTCTCCATGGCTGGCGAGCTGACAGTGCTGCGAGGCCAGAATGCTTGAGATCAGGCATAACGGGATCGCCTATACGATGTGGGAATCGGCGACCTTCAATCGATCCCTGGACAGCAACTGCGGTCAGTTCTCTATCACCAGTAGCAACCCGTTCAATCAGTCGTATCCGTTGCGCATCGGCGACAGGGTGCAGATCATCATCAACGGCATTTCCGTCATCAACGGATTTGTCGACAAGATCACGGCGTCTGGCAGCTTGGACGGGCACCGTCTGAACATCGCTGGCCGCGACAAGGTTTCCGACCTAATTGATAGCTCGGTTCCTGACTCCGTTAAGTCGATCAAGGGCCCTATCAGCCTGAAGGCTATGGCCGAACGAATCATTGCGGCGCTAGGGGCTGGCATCAAGGTTATCGACGATACTGGTGGCATTGAGAGCTTTGGCGCCGACGATCTCCAGGCTGCCGAGAGCGGCCAAAAGTGCATGGATTTCCTGGTCTCGTTTGCCAGGAAGCGTCAGGTCTATCTGATCACCAACGGCAACGGCGATCTGGTGATATTCAAGCCAAGAAACCAGAAGCTTCGCACGCAGTTGCTGCATCGTCATGCCGGACCGAACAACAACGTCAAGAGCGCTGAACTCGTGCTGGACGTCAGCGCCAGATTCAACAAGTATGTGGTTCGCACGCAAAGCAACACGGCCGCCGATCCGTTCGCCGGATATGATGCCGAATCAGTTTCGGTTACCGGCACCGCTATCGATCCAGAGATCAGGGCGTCGCGCTACCTGGAGATTCAGGGCGAGCAGTCCATGACATCCGGCGAAGGCACTGAGCGCGCCAAGGAAGAGTCCAACCTGCGCCGCGCCAAGGGATTGACCTACACGGCAACGCTTGTCGGAGATGCACAGGTTGACGGATCACCATGGAATATCGGCTATCTAGTTGATGCCTTCGATGACTTCAATGGCGTTCGCGGGGAGCTGCTGATGTTCGCCATCGCAACGTCAATCGATGTTTCTGGCGGCTCGGAAACCGTTGTTGGGTGCAGTCCTCCAGATGCATATCGAGCCAGGGCCAAGCCAAGCCGGAAGAGTCGGCGAAAAAGCAAAGAAGATCCATTCGCGGGGTTCCTATGAAAGATGCAAGGCTGAAGACTGGCATGCTGGAGTCCGTGGATGATTCAGGGGATGTTCGGCGGGGCACCGCTACATGGCTTGGCAGGACCGGGCAGCCAATCCAGGTGGCCGGCATCTATGGTCTGGTCAGCAATCCGCCAGCCGGGAGCCAGGTTCTATTGCTGCCTCAGAACGGCCAGGAATCAGCATCTATCGGGCTGGCTGACCATCCAAAGTTGCGGCCTGTCCGCGATCTGGAGGAGGGCGAAGTCGCGCTCGTCAACTACCTGACCAAATCGCATGTCATTTTCAAGCAAAATGGCGACATCGAAGTATTCACGGAAGCCGGGAATCTGATTGCCGCCATTACCGGCAATATCGAGGTAACCGCCACCGGAAACATGACGGCAACTATTTCCGGCAACTTGGTGGCGACCGCCGCGCAAATAAACCTCAATGGCGTTATCATTGACGGCGGCGGAAACATCACCACCACTGGCGTGGTAACCGCAAACGACTTCATCGAGACGTAACGAGGCAACTAGATGCAAGACGTCCTCATTCGAGCCAATAGCGATGGCCTCTACGACTTTGTTGTGGAAGGCAATGAATTCGCTTCGGCTGGAGGATTTGAGACGGCTATCCCGGTGTCCCTGTTTACTGATGCCCGCGCACCTGCCGCACTGGTAGCCGAGCCGCAGAATCGTCGAGGCTGGATTGGCAATCTGATGACCGCCTCTACCATGCGTCAGCTCGGGTCAATCCTGTGGGCACTTGATCAGGCGCGCATCACTCAGGAGACGCTTAACCTGGCTCGCCTGGAGGCGCAATCAGCTTTCCAGTGGATGCTTGATGATGGCGTGGCGCTTGGCGTACTGGTTGACCTGTCTCGCTCCGCATCGGGAGCCGTAATTATTGCCATTCGGATCACGGACACATCCAACGTCGTGAGCCGCTACCAGACTCTTTGGAGGGCGACGAATGCCTCTGTCATACCCAACACTTGAGCAGCTCATTGAGATTGCCAGGGCTGAATTTCGGCGCCAGTTGCCGGATGTTGATCCGACCGTATTTGGGTCGTGGGCTCGTGGGTTTATCGATGGCTGCGGGGCAATGGCGCACGCGCTAGGGTTTGTTGTGCGAGACCTTGAGCAGGAACTGTTCCCGCAAACCGCCACCGAAGAGTATCTAGACCGCTGGGGGGCGTATGAGGATTTGCCGAGAAACCCGGCAACCGGCTCATCTGGGTTTGTCAGTTTAAACGGGACCGTTGGTACGCTTATCGGTGCTGGCGAGCAATTCGTTGGGTCAAATGGCGTAACGTATGGCGTCCTATCTCCGGTCGCCGTAGAGACGGTCACGCTTCTATTGATATCCCTAACTCGCTCCGGGACGACCGTCACGGCAAATACACCGACACCTCATCGGCTGGCCACTGGCATGTCGACAACCATTTCTGGCGCCGTTGAGACCGCATACAATGGCACATTCTCTGTCACCGTTACCGGAGCAAATTCGTTCACCTATCAAGTAGCAGGCGCTCCAGCCACGCCGGCAACGGGGACGATTTCAGAAACCAGTAATTTTGCTTCTATCGAGGTTCAGGCAGTCACGACAGGTCCAGGCACCAATATGCAGGCTGGCGCAACGCTGAATGTCTCGCTTGCCGGACTCGCCTCTCTGGCATACGTCCAATTTAGTGCTCTAGGCGGCGGCGCTGACCTCGAAACAGATATTGATTATCGCGACAGGATTATCGAGAGTCGCTCGAATATCGGCGGTGTTTTCACTGAGGATCAAATCAAGATCGCGGCTCGCACGATACCAGGTAACACGCGAATATTCGTTAAGCGCCCCGTAACCTCCTTGGGTAGCGGCACTCCAGGGACGGCTGCCTACAGCCCAGCTGCCGGTCAGGTTGTGGTGATAGTGATTCGTGATGACGACGAAAATATCATTCCAACACAAAGCGTTCTTGATGAGACGAAGGCAGCGATAATCGAGCAAGGCCGTCTGCCGGCCCATACTCGTGCGGCTGACGTTTTTGTGCTG